TTCTTGAGCACGGCGAAGATGGCGCTATGCAGAGGCTTAAACACAAGTTGTGTCCAAAAATCTGTAATAGCAATAATCCGTCGTTTCCCTGCTCCATCCTTGTTAAGGGCGGCAAGCCGACCCAACTTAGATGGAACAACCTTTAGACCTTTGATTGCAATCAGAATTACCATCCCTGGTACAGATAAAATCTGAATAATGGTTAACCACGCGAGCGCTAGGAACTGCCGGTTCAGAAGCATATAACCAACAAGGAAAGCCCACTGACGTGGATTTTCAATGTAGGCCAATGCGTCTGCTCCCGCAAACCAAGTTGCCCGTGGACCGTTAGGACCAGCGGACTCCGAGATTGTCCAAGACAACCCCTTAAGGATCAATCGAGGAAATAGAGCCAGAACTCGGCCCAGCTCATTAATATCGAGCAATGGGCTAACCCCTTTAAAGGGATCAGTGATCGTCGCCAAATTTGGCTTCGATACAAAGTTCAAGACTCTATACATCGATAAGATCGTTAAGACGACTCGAGTAAGCAGTTGATCTCTGTATCCTCCCTCGCGACGATATCGCAAGATAGCGACACGAAGGGGACCGGGGATAATCAACGGTAGACCTTGGCGACTCTGACGCACCGAAATCATCCCCTTGATGAAGGGACGACTCGTGTGATTCAGGAAGGCAATCACAAGAGCGACACACTCTCGCATGTAGAGAACCAGGAATTTCTTCCCGGATCTCTCCCATACGTGGAGCAGTCGATCTGTGAGTAGCTTAAAGTCTCCTATGTATTCAGTTAGACCTACAGACAGGATCAGAAGATGAGCCATACCCCAAATTTCTTTGGGACTGGCCCATTTCCGATTTACAATGGCAGCTGACATACTTTTCAAAGACATGAAAATTGTCGCGATTAGTATAGTTGTTGTCATTGCTAAATCCCGATCTTGTCACAAGGAAATGAGGTGCGAGCACACTCCCTTGCGCCTCAGCTGCCTAAGCGACGAGAACTACAGAGGATCAGGATCTAGGGGAGAATCTTCACTCCCATTAGATGCCCATTATCCGGCTCGACGACTTTGACTTGTCGTTTCGCCAAATAAACGTCCCACACATCAGGAATAAACCTGACTGATAGGGCGGGGTAGGGTCCGGTCGAACATACCTTCGGGCGGCAGGGTCTCCTCTGGAGACTGGCTCGCGGGGTCCGAAGTATATCGTGCTCCTTCACAGG